GTTTCAAAAATGGGTGGTGTTGAAAAAGCATGGACAAAACCAGCAGGTAAAAAACTTGCATTGAAATTGTCAAAAGAAGGTAAATCAGTTACTGAATAAGTAACGATTTTATCAAGGAGTTCATTGGAACTCCTGAATAAAATTTAAAGAAGGATTATCATGATTTTTTATACAGAATATTATTGTACTACATGTAGTATATTGTCTAGTTCAATGTATTGTTCTAGATGTGGCAATGTATGTTTCCCGTCATGTATTAGTTCATCAAAATATTATAAGGAAAGAATATGAAGATTATTGAAGGTGACATTACTAATGCTACAGAGGGTTTTATCATTCATCAGGTCAATTGTCGTGATGTAATGGGTTCAGGTGTTGCAAAGGCGTTATTTACAAAATGGCCTATAGTTAAAAAACAATATCATGTTTTTAACAAGAGATTTGTAGAACGTAATGTACTAGACAGATTACTTGGGTCATTAGATATTATTCCTGTATCAACAGAAACATCTGTTATTAATGCATATACTCAAAATTATTTTGGTAATGATGGTAAACAATATACTGATTATGATGCTATCAGAAAAGTATTTAATTTCATATCAAATAACATAGATTTATCTAATGGTATAGCTATCCCATATATGTATGGGTGCGGATTAGGTGGTGGTGATTGGGATGTTGTTTCACAAATTATTGAGGATTCATTTGATGATAAAGCAGTAGTTTATAAACTACCTAATAAATGGAAATAACATGAAAATTCTTGAACTAATTAGACCTGATCTCATAGATATTATAATGGAGGAAACTTTATTTGAATCTTATGATACTATATTAACGTCAATTAAAGAAAATTTAAATGATGAACAATACACACCTATATATTCCTATGAGAAAGATGAGGAAGATAAGCGATTACAAGAGATGAAACTTCATCTCGAGAATGTAATTGAATGGTATGTTGGTTGTACATGGTCGACAAAATTTAAAGAGAGATGTAACTGATGCTAATATTACAACAAATGGGATTTACTGATAATCAGATATTGGTAATAACAGGAGTAATTGCATTAATTATGATAACTCCCTATATATTTTCTAATTTAAAAAAATAATCTTAGTTTAAGGTTAATATGTTATAATTATTGTAACAAACGAATGAAAGAAGGAATTCAAATGAGAAGATTTAGACAGACAGAACGTTTTATCCCAACAGGATATGTATTAGCAAAACATGATGATTACACACAAATCGATGTTTACACATTTTATAGGGATGGACGTTTTATTGCTTTAACATTTAAAGGTAAAAGTATGAAAGCAATTGATCATATTGGTTATAAAACTGAACAAGCACGTACTGATGCTATCAATTTATATATCAAGCGTAATACAAAATTTCTTGATGATAAAAAAGAATTCAAAGCTGCACAAAAAATTAAAAATGCAGAAGCTACACAAAATGTGCAAGTTGGTGATATTTTTGTTGCAAGTTGGGGATATTCAATGTCATTGAATAATGCATATCAAGTAATCGCTAAAAAAGGTGCAAAAGTTACAATTAGAGAAATTGCAACTCAATATGTATCAGGTGATTGGACTGGTGGACGTGTAAGGGCAGTAAAAGATGCGTTTATCAGTAATTGTAAGGAATTTAATAAAATACTTAAAGGTGATACAATCAAAATTAGTGATTGTCAATGGGCTAATAAACGTTCGGAACAAGACACATTTTATGAAAGTCATCTGGATTAAGAAGTTAATTACTTCTTATCGTCTTTTACTGTCAGATTATATTTTTTCTGAAGTAAACCAATAGCAGCAGTAAGTGCTGCTTCATCATTAGAATTCTTTGATTTAAGAAAATCATTAACTATTTTTTTATTATTATCATCTAATTGTGATAATAGATTATTATATTCATCTTGTAATTTTAATAAAACATCTGCACGATTAGAATTTTCATTTTGATATTTTTTCCATAATACAATTAAAAGTTTTTTTACATTACCGATAGAAAGTTCCTTAGTTGATGTTTTAGGACCTTTATATACTTTATCAGTATTTATTGATCCTTTGAAATAACCACCATCATCAGGATATCTTTTTATTGTTCCTATTATAACTTTCTCATCAGAAATTGTCCATGTATCATCACCAGTTTGTTTAACAATATATTGTTCTATCTCATTTAAAAATGTGGTAAATTTCATCTTAACCCCAAGAGTTTTATTTTATTTATTTGATAAAACACTTGACATAAAGAAATTTTTATGATATAATTATTGTATAAAAAAGAATGAAGGAAATATCATGAAAAAATCAACAAAAGAAATAATCAGTGTTATCACAATAATGGTAATTGCAGTTGGTATCGCAAGTTGGGCAGATGCTTCAAATACAACACCTGCACCTAAATATACAGTAGTGTGTAAGACTTCAGAAATCAATAGTATGTGTGATATTATAAACAATGATGGTGTAAAAGTAGATAATGTTGATATGGGAATTGCAACAGAAAATGATTTTTTCAGTAAACCTGAAAATGTAAAAGCATGGGTTGAAGGGAAATTTGATTCAAAATGAAAATAGCAATTGTAGGTAGTCGTGGTTTTAATGATTATGATTATATGGCTTTATTTAATCAAAACCATTTATCTCTATTGTCTTTCCAGTGAAGCATTTGGAGGTTGTCTCTATGAGCTATAACATACACTGGAATGTTTTCCATAAATCCTCTCTTAACTGAAATTATATGATCTAATTGAAATCCGTCTTTTCCACATAGAGTGCGCTGCAAACATGCAGGATTTATCTCAGATTCATATTTCAAATATGTTAGTCTAGTGTATTTTGTTACTAATGATTTATATAATTTCCAATCGTCCCAAATATCAGATAAATTTTCTCTTCGTGTTTTTGAGATTTGCTCAGAATTGTTATAATTCTCATCTCCATAACGTTCTAGTTTAGTCTTTTTTACTTTTTCACCTATTCTCTTGTAATGATCAGCTAATTCTTCATCAGTCATAGTGTCTCTAAAAACAAATCCTATGCCACGTTCTTTCAGTGTTTTTGAGATTTGCTCAGAATTGTTATAATTCTCATCTCCATAACGTTCTAGTTTGGACTGTTTATTTCTACGTACATGTTCCTCTATTTCTTCAACCGATTTACATTTCCATGTTTCTTTTGCTTTATCATGATTTTTGTAATTCTCATCACCATAACGTTCTAGTTTAGTTTTTCTTTCTTTTTCGAGACCTTTTTGTATGCTTTCTTCAGATCTGTTTTTTACCGATTGACGTCTCTTTTCTATCACTGCAGGACATTGTGCTGAGCAATAGTTATGGAACCCATTATTAAAATTGATTAACCTGAGTGGATTTCCGCATTCGCATTTAGGCTCTTCCATGTTATGAAAGACTAAATAGACATCTTTAGGTTCATATCCCATAGAAATGCATTTTGAAACTCGAAGGTTTCCATTGACAGTTAAAAGTTCGTTTTGGATTAGTTGTTTTGTAAGCATGTAGTCTCCTTATAATATTATTTATAAGGATAAAATTTCGTTGAAATGTAATGCAGTCCTTATAGCAAAAATTGCTATAAGGATTGGTGTAGATTTTAAGCAAATATCTCTTTAAAGTCAACACCTGTGCCAACGCTGATAAAATTTAGTACTAAGAATTCTGCTGTACGTGTTGGTTTTATTGCAATATCAGCGATGAATTGATTAGAATCAACCACAAAAGGTGTATTGTTAGTCTCATCACAACGAACATAGTAATCATAGATACCACGATTTGCTTTAATATTACGAAGGTAAGGTTCAATCGTTGATTTAAAACGAGAACGAGTATATGCATCATTGTTTGTGAATACATAATATTTAGCCATCTTGCTAATTGCTCTTTCCATTTGATTGAAAAGCCCTCTAACGTTAATTCTGTCAAATGCGCTTGGTTTGCTTTGTAATGTTTTTTGTCCCCAAACTACTGTACCTTGACCGTTAAAAGAAACGATAGGATTTATCATGTTTTTGTACAAGATATCACGTTGTGCTTGGTTTGGATTGATTGCTAATTTAATACAGTTCATAACTGCACCATAGCTAAGACCTGCTGAAGCGTCCCATGTGTTTCTTGCTGTGTTTGTAGCTGCACGAATACCTGCTACGTCACCTGCAACATTTATCCACATATATTCATCCAATTCTGTTGAATATTGGTATTTGTAATTTCCGAAGAATGCATTATATTTACCAATTGTATCGCCAATGTTGAAAGAATGTGTAACATATGTAACCAAGTTTTCAACTGCTATTGCTGGTTTAACACCTACAACATCATCACGAAGTGCACCAAGGAATCCAATACAATCTTTTCTTGTTCCTGCAAGTGTTGCCGCTGCAGCATGTGCTTTCTCGTTTGCAATAATAAGATCAACTTCGATATCTTCAACATTTGAAAATACGTCATACGCTTTACTAAAACTTGCTACGTCAAGAACACCATCATTACCAGATGTAAGAACGAAATCTTTGATTACTGGTGTAACATCAGTCACTGGGTATGTCAATGAACTATTATCTTTTACATAAATGTAAGAACTTGTACGATTGATTACTTTTTCAATGTAGATTGATTTTCCATTTTTAGAATCAACAGCTGTTGGGTGAACAGAAACAACAAATCTTTCCACAATTGTTGTTCCTTCAAGTACAACAACAACAATTTCTCCATTTGTTTGATCGATATTTTGATTATAAAGATCACCTAACACGATACCTGAGTTTGGATATAATGATTGACCTTTTGTAGTCAATGCTGCTTCATTTGCTACAACAACACGAATATTGTTACCCCAAGTACCAGGAGTTCTTGCAAAGAATTTAAATTTAGATGTTGCTACGTCTACAAATGGGTATGAGATGCTTGATAACTCATAATCTGCTTCGTTCATAACAAGATTTGGAACTGCTGTAAGGGTTGTAATACCATCAGAAGATAATTCTCCTACTGCATTTTTCATTGATACTTCATCACTTGCTCGTGATACATAACATTTGTCGCCATACTGTAAAAAGTTATAAACTTGATACCAGTCATTATAATTTTTTGATGTTGGTTTACCGTAGTAAAGTTTAAGATCATCTGTATTAGTAATCAATAGATATTCGTCAATTGGTCCTCTTAAGAACTCACCAGCAAACACTGAGATTGCAGTACTAACTGTTGGAACGATGATACTTAAGTCAATCTCGTTAACTTGTACACCAGCCGATAGTTGTGCCATTAAAAACTCCTTTCTTCTTTGAGTGAAATAATTGTTTTTAGTTTATCGACATTTACGGTCGTCTTGTTATTTATATAATCATTCAATTACTGATGTTACAATATCATTAGTTATTACACCATTTACTTTTACTGCATCTGCTTTAACTGTAGCAATACCATTAATACTTATAAGAAAATTCTCTTCTTGAATTTCCATATAATCATATTTTAATCCAATATCTAACGTAAGATGTTCATTCATGTTAGAACTTGAAAATGGAAGATCTCCTATACTTGTAATCTGTGCATTACGAAACCACACCTTTAAAATGTCATTTCCTTGTGAATCTGTTATAATTACGTATGCATCATGATAGTTTTTATTAAACATTGATTTTGTTACACTAACCATATTAAATGCATTTGTCATAATTTCTGTCCATATAGAAAATCCTTCATCAATAATTAATGTTAACTGGAGGTCATTAAATGTAATATTATCTGCTTCTCCTGTTATAAGTGCACCCGAGCGAGATGCAATTTGTGGGTGTGAGAAATCTACACCTGGTAGATTTACTGATTGTACGTTATATATTGTGCCTTCAGTGAAGAGGGTAGAACCAAAATATATCGATGTATCTAAAGCATAATTTTTATTTCCATTATTCATGTGATGCCTTTTAAATTATTTATAGTTATTGATAATGATTATCAATTTAAGGTATATTTAATCTTAATTATGTTATAATGTACAATATTAAGAAAGAGGATTAATGAACAATTATGTCAGTAAAGATGAGATCACATTTGAGATCATCAATATACAATTACGAGAAAAAATAAGAACAGTTGACAAAAAACTTAATGAATTGAAATTAGAATATGAAAGAACATCAAATCCAACATTGTTGGATGAGATAAAAGAATGCGAAAATTCAAGAAACCAACTATTGGAAAAAGGTGCAGACGCTAATTATAGTCGGCAAAAATTTGGAGAGATCGTTATATTAATTAACGATAACTTACTTAAGAAACCATGTTTCAGAAACTATTCAGAAAATTGGACTGAAGATTTTAAAAGCAATGCTATATATAAAATTTTCAAATACATAAACAACTTTGACCCAGAAAAAATTAGTAAAATAACGGGTAAAAAAATAAGTTCCTTTGCGTATCTTACACAGATTACGTATATGGCTTTTATCGAAGTAATCAATAAGCGAAAAAATGATAATAGTGAGATTATGGAAAATATGATTCCATTACAAGATCTCAAACCTGAACATTATGTATATAGTAAATTTGCTAATGAATCAACTTATTATCCTGATGAACATATGCCTGATGATACAGAATATTTTATATTTCCATCAATTAACACATTTATTGTAAATGATGTTATATGCGATACTTTATATGATGTATTAAAACTTATACGTGCAAGTCATGATAAGGTTAATGTAACATGTCCTTCAACTTATCATATATCAATGACTGAATATAATGATATAATCAAGTTGAAATTTGATACTATGAATTTACTGAAACAAGATGATAAAATAGAGGAAGAAATCATTGAGGAAGATGTTAGTGATGAAGCATGTTTTGCATTTGCTGATGAAGAATTTGAAGATTGGGGAGAATGGACCTCAGAAAGTGATGATTAATGGAATTAACTGGTAAACAGATTATCTTAGGAGATTGTCATTTCGGGAAAGGAAAATTTTCACAATCATTATTTGACACACAGATGGATTTTTTTGAAACTCAATTATTCCCGTACATGCAAGAAAACAATATCGACACTATTATCCAATTAGGTGATTTTGTCGATAACAGAAAAAACGCAGATATATATTTTCTAAACCAAATGGTTGATAGATTTTTTGAACCCATGAAAAAATATGGGTTCAAAATGATTGAGATACTTGGTAATCATGATATCTATTTCAAAAATACACGTGATATTAATCTAATGAGAATATTTGAAAAAATGTATCCTGAAAATCTAAATGTATTATCAGAACGTGAATATGTGTATATCAATGAAAAGAAAGGATACTTTGTTCCTTGGATTCTTGAAAATGAATCACTTACTGCGAAAGAATTAAAAGGTGTTGAATATTTGTTTGGTCACTTTGAGATACGAAACTTTCAGATGGCAAAAGGACATATTGATGAAAAATCAACATTAACAACAGACTTCTTTTCAAAATCAAAAATTAAACGTGTATTTAGTGGTCATTATCACCTAGTAGATAATAAGGCAAATATATCATACGTTGGAACACCATATCAATTAGATTGGGGAGATTTTGATGATTTTAAATATTTTTATGTTCTTGATACTGAAAATGAAGCACTTAATCGAATATTAAATCACACATCTAAAAGACATGTAAAAATAAAATACAATTCTGATAATGAGAATGGTGTTATTGAATTAAGTGGTTTATCACAAGATAGACATTTTTATAATGATGTGACTGATATTGATATTGATGAATTAAAACGTCATAATCTAAAATCATATATCAATAAAAAAGATGACACAAAATATCATGAAGAAGTAATGTTTCTTTTACGTGAAAAAGGCTGTGAATTTACCGTAACAGATAATCAGGAAATATCTGAATTGATTGGAACTGATTATGTTAATGAAGATCACCTTGAAGATCATTCAAGCACAAAAGAAATTATATTGAAAACAATAGGTGTCGAAGCACCCGAACTCGTTGAGTTAGTAACAGAATTATTAAGCGAGATAGCAATCGATGATTAAGGAAAAGGAGATCAAATTTTTATAAGATTTAAAACATTAAAGTTTAAGAACATATTGTCCTATGGTAATGTAATTTCTGAATACAATTTTGAAGCAGGTATTGATATTATTAGTGCTACTAATGGTGCTGGTAAATCAACAATTATTGATGCCTTAACATATGCGTTATTTGGAAAACCTTACAGAAAGATTAATTTAAAAGGTCTTATTAATAATAAAAATAATAAAGATCTTCATACAGAATTAACATTTGATATTGATGGTATAGATTACAAAATAATTAGAGGAATGAAACCTAATATCTTTGAGATTTATACAATGATTGATGATGAATTTAAATTGATAAATCAAGATAGCACAAGTCGAGATTATCAAAATATCTTAGAAAATGATATATTGATGATTAATGAAACTGTATTTAGACAATTGATTGTTCTGGGTGCAAACGTTAGCAATTCCAAAAATTTTATGGACTTAAATGCATCTGAAAAAGAAGAAGTGTTTCAAGTTGTAACAGATACCTCATTATTCAATCATTTAAATATATTAATCAAAAATAAACGAAATGAGATAAAGACAATTCTTACTGAACATAATTATAGATTTGATATATTATCTAGTACAATTGAAAGTGAACGACAAAATCTTGTTAGATTGCAAAAGCAAAATGCATATTTACAACAAAACAAAGAACAACGAATACAAGAAATACAAAAATCAATTGATGATAGTGATAAAAAATTGCTTGATTATGATCGTGCAATACAAAAATTGAAAGATTTAAAATTAGCTTATGATATTAAGGTTAATGAATTAGAAGAAAGAAAATTGATTATAAAGGATGCTACTACACAATTAAATTCATTGAATGGTAAGATTGTTGCATTTGATCATTTAAAAGATTCAAGTATTACGTGTGATAACTGTAATCACGAAATTATATCAAGTGAATATGATGCAGATGTTCATTACAATATGCAGACACAAGTTAAAACATTAATTAACGATATTAATAATCAGAAAGAATTATACAAAGAATTATCACAAACCATTGATACAATGAAGGAGAAGTTACTTAATTCAAATCGTATCATTAAAAATCGATCTGAATTAATAGATTCACTTGCTAAAAAACGTACTGAACTTGCAGATATTGATAGTTGGGTATTAGTTGAAATTGATAAATCTGTACTAGAACAAAAAGAGGATGAATTATTAACTGTAAAGACAATCATATCTGATGCAGATTCTAAACATAATGCATTGAATCAGTTATCAAAAATAATTGGTGGTGATAATTTGAAAGGATATATTCTTTCAAAACAGATACCATTACTTAATAAGTATATCAATTCATACATTGAGAAATTTAGTGATTTTAATTTCAATTTTGTTATTGATAATAATTTCAAAGAACAATTTATTTCACGTAATGAAACTCAAGAATTTCATTCATTTTCTAATGGACAAAAACAACGATTCACATTCGCTATATTGTTTGCATTTTTAAAACTGATTGAAGAACGTAGTGGTGTATCAACAAATCTTCTTGCAATGGATGAGATATTGGATTCAAGTGCTGATAGCGTTGGTCGTTCTGAATTATTAGATATTCTTTATTCTAATTTCTCCGATAAAAAAAATATCATTATAATTAGTCATGCTGATGAAATAAAAGAACGGGTTGAAATTATTAATAGAACATTTGAAGTAAAAAATGATGGATTTTCAAGGTTATCACAAAAAATAACTTAAAAGAAAATCATCTAATTAATATCATATTAAGTTAAAGTATGATATAATACATGATAAAGGAATATAATGAAGAAACCGAAAATCTCGGGAAATGATAGTAATAAAATATTGAATGATATATGGGAATGGAAAGAAAAAATAAATGACCCAAATCTAACAATACTTGATATTATCGTTGAATATATAGAGAAGAATAATCTGTGTGCTGATACAGTAGGTGAATTGTTAGCACAGAATAAAAATTTTGTAAAAATTTTAGAAAACGATCTTATAAAGAATAAAATTTTCAAAGCAGAGAAAGAAATATCATCATTCAATGAATGGGAATAAGGATAGAATATGTTAACGTATAATCAGCAATACGATATTGCGAATGGTATTTTTCTTACATTTGACAAAAATCTACCTGTAAGAAAAATGACATCTAATCATTCACAACAAGTACGAGATAAAGCTCGTACTTCATTTCCATATACAAAATTCGAAACGTGGACAAAAGAACGCTTTGCCATCTCAGTAATTTATATCATGTATAAAAAGAATCCACCATCATTTAAAAATCTTGGACAGATGTTATATGAGTTAGATGAGAAGGAAGTCAAATCATTTAAAAGCGATATTGTTAATTATAATTTGTATATTGCACGAGATGTAGATTATCTAGTGCAAATATACAATAGTTTACCAACAATAGAAAATATATTTTTTGAATATATCAATGGAAAGATTAAGTTTTATACATTATGGTTTTACTTAAAGAAAACAGATACAAATATTGAAGAATTGATGGAATCGAGAATAAAAAGTGTTATCCTTCGAAAGATAAAAAACTTATTATTATTTGTTTCATTTAATTCTGAGAAGCTTGACAAGATTAACATTTTACTGAAAGAGAGATTAAACATATGAAATATATTGATGAGAAACATTATATCTGGGCAGAAAAATATCGTCCACAATGCGTAGAGGACATTATCCTACCTGAACACGTTAAAAAACAGATGCGTACTTGGATCAAAGATGGACAGATTCCTAATATAGGATTATTTGGTTCAATTCCAGGTACTGGTAAAAGTACATTTGCAAATGTAATTCTTAAAGAACTTGATGCTGATTTTATATGGATTAATGCATCTGCTGATGGTGGTATCGATAAGATGCGTACTGAGATTCCTAAGTTTGCACAAAGTGTTTCTGTTAATGGTCGTCCTAAAATAGTTGTTCTTGATGAAGCAGATAATCTTACAGCAGTTACAAATGGAGCGCAGTTTGCAATTCGTGGTATCATCGAAAAATACGCAGCAAATTGTCGTTTCCTTTTAACTGGTAACTACAAAGAACGTATTATTGAACCTATCTTGAACCGTCTTGTTAATTTCGATCTTGATGAAATGTCTCAGATGTTTAAACAAGAAAATGCAAAAGAAATTCTTAAGCGTTTAAAATTTATTCTTGATAATGAAAAAGTAAGTTATGAAACTAAATCATTGGGACCAATCATAACATCATCATATCCAAGTATTCGTGAGATGACTGTTACACTTCAAAAACTAACAGTTGAAAATGATGAGGGCAATCTTGAATTATTGACAAATTCAAAAGTGTTTGAAAGTTCACAACTGATGCGTAAACTTGCAGAGTCAATTGTAGCTCAGGATTTTTTTGAAGCAAGAAAAATTATCACTGAATTAGGTGATCATGATGCATTTTATTCATTTATGTGGCGACATATAGAAGAATATGTTGAAGAAGCAAGTATTCCACAACTAGTATTGATTCTTGCAAACTTTCAAGACCAATCACTTAGAGCACGTGATAAATCAGTCACATTAGCTGCGTTTGTTGCAACAACATTAATGACAACAAATCTAAAGTTTATAAAAAAATAATGTTATCTTAAGCATTTATATGATATAATAACAATAGTTTATCAACTAAAATATAAGGAAAATAATGAGTCCAAATGAATATATACAAAACGTGTTAAGAACTGAAAGTACAAAAGACCCAGTAATATCTGAGTTCGGTGTAAATTCAAGAATCTTACATGCGTGTATGGGTACGACAACTGAAGCAGGTGAATTAGTTGATGCTTGTAAAAAATCAATGTTTTATGGGAAAACACTTGATAAAGTTAATCTTGCAGAAGAAGCAGGTGATGTTCTATGGTATATTGCTATCTTATGTGATGAATTAGGAGTTACCTTTGAGGAATTGTTCGAAGTGAACATTGCAAAATTGAAAAAAAGATATGGTGAGAAATTCTCAGATGATAAAGCAGAAAATCGTGATTTAACTGCAGAACGTGAAATTCTTGAATCTGGGCATTCAAGTGTAAAGGAATAATTTTATGAAGAACGATTTTGATTTACCAATAATGCCAATGCCAATGCCACATAATGATAATATGAAAAATAATGAATTTCATACATTGTTCTCAAAAGATGTTCCTGCAGAATCAGTGACTATTGCTCCAGGATATAAAAAACATACATTTTATTTAACAGATTTTGCTGAATATGGACGTGGATTACACGAGATTTATGACACACTTCGTGATTCAGGTGAAAATGACTTACTAGAAATTCGTATTAGTTCACCGGGTGGATTCATATCTGAAGGTCAAACATTATATAATCTTATTCAAGAAGTATTTGATGGTAGATGTATAACAATTCTTGACCCTGAAGGTTATTCAATGGGTGCATTAGCATTCTGTATGGGTGATTATCGTATATGTTATGAAAATAGTTCAATCATGTATCACAATTATAGTTCAGGTACTGGTGGAAAAGGACATGAGATTATTGCTCATGTTAAACACATGGATAAGTCACTTAAGATGTTCTTTGATACAATCGTAATTGGTTTATCTGATGAGGAAAAAGAAGTACTTTATGCAGGTGGTGATTTTTGGTTCGATACACAAGAAATGTGTGAGCGCAAAATATGTACTGCAGTTATGATAGGACCTGACATTTTTTCAGCTGAAGAATATCTAATGTTGATTAAGCGTATGAATAAAGAAGCAAAAAAATTGGGAATTAAAAAACCTAAAACATTGATGCAAGGCAAGAAATTTTATGGTATTGATGTTATTACGACATACATTGAAGAAAAAGAACGACGTGAACACGAAGAACATAATAATCCAAAAAAGAAAAAAGCGAAGAAAAAGGATAAAGAATGAATGATGTAATTCAACCTCAAATCGAAAATCAAGAACCGGTACAAATTATTTGTATCTTAGACCGTAGTGGGTCTATGGGACCATTGGCATCTGATGTAATAGGATCTTATAATACTTTCATCGAACAACAACAAAAAGAGCCAGGTGAAGCTGAAGTGACCCTTGTGTTATTCGATACTCAATATGAAGTCGTTTATGACAAAATGGATCTCAAAAATGTTCCTGAATTAACAAGTAAAGAATATTTTGCTCGTGGTAATACATCTTTGTTAGATGCTATTGGTCGTGCAGTTTCAACTTGTGATTCTAAAGATGCAATGGTTCTTATTCAAACTGATGGTGAAGAAAATTCAAGTTGTGAATACACTAAAGATATGATTAAGAAATTAATTGATGATAAAGAAAATCTTGGATGGGATTTTATTTTCTTAGGTGCTAATATTGACGCTATTTCTGCAGGAGGTTCTTTCGGTATGAAATGTGGTAAATCATTTCAGTATGACGCTACAGGTTCTGGTGTAACTCAAGCATTTAGTGCTATGTCTAATGCAACCACATCTTATCGTTCAAGTAAATCGGACAATATTTCTAATTTAGTAGATACTTAATAAGACCTTAAGTGGTTTTATGATATAATAATTAAAAATTAAGGAAATATATGTGGATTATTGATAAGGTCGTTGGTGAATTTGATTATGGTCATAATGTATGGACGCAGGAACTTGATGAAGAATTAAGTTGTGGTAGTCAATGTAAATGTAAATGGCGTCATGGTCATAGAGGAAAGGTAGTTGCTTATTTAGAAGCAAATGAATTATCAAGTTCTTCAAAGAACATGGTAGTGGATTTTAATGATATGAAATTAATGACTAAATTCATTGATAATACTTTAGATCACAAATATCTAATTGATATTAACGACCCAGCTAATTTTGATACTTTTTCTCATTTTTGGGGTCCTGATGTTTCTTCTAGCGAATATTTCAAAACTCATCTAGTACATATGCCTGAAGGTCATTATTTAATTAATCCTATCTATTGGAAAGATTTAGACCCAATTCTTCAAACAAAATATGAAAGTTATGTTATATTAGATTTTGTTCCAACATCTGAAAATTTGAGTAAATGGATGTTTGAAGTTATGTCTATGAAAATGGCTAGTACTGGTGTTAAAGTTCATAAAATTGAATGGTATGAGACACCAAAATCTCGTGCTACTTATTATGGTAATAAATAAAATAAATTAAAGGCATATAATGGCATCACTTATAGATCGTTTAAAAAAGAGTTCAAAAATTGATAATGTGCAAGTATTTAGTAAATCAACTATGTGCTTGCCTAAGGATTTTATTCAAACTAAGATTCCTTTGTTGAATTTAGCATTATCAGGTGACGTAGATGGAGGATTAACTTCAGGTCTAACAATTATCGCTGGTCCAAGTAGACATTATAAATCAAATTATGGTCTAGCAATGGTATCAGCATTTCAAAAGAAATTTCCCGAAGGTATCGTAATTTTCTATGATTCTGAGTTCGGTAGTACAGAAGATTATTTCAAAACAAATGAAGTTGATCCTGAACGTGTACTACATTGTCCTATTACAAATATCGAAGAACTTAAATTTGATATTATGAATCAAATTGATACATTTGAAAAAAATGATAAAATTATGTTCTTTATTGATTCTATTGGAAATCTTGCAAGTAAAAAAGAAGTTGAAGATGCATTGAAAGAAAATGCTGCTGCTGATATGACTCGTGCAAAACAATTTAAATCATTATTTAGAATGGTAACTCCTCACTTGACATTAAAAGATATTCCTATGGTTGCGATTAATCACATCTATATGACTCAAGAAATGTTTTCTAAACCTGTTGTATCAGGTGGTACAGGAATTATGCTTTCTGCTAATACTGTTCTAATCATTGGACGTTCTCAGAACAAAAAAGGAACTGAATTAGAAGGTTACACATTTACTATCAATATTGAAAAATCACGTTTCGTTAAAGAAAAATCTAAGTTTCAAATTGAAGTTGCATTTGATGAAGGTATTGTAAAATACAGTGGTTTATTGGATGATGCTGTTGAAGGTGGATATGTTGATAAACCTAAAGTTGGTTGGTATAGTCGACCATGTGTTGAAGGTGATAAAAATTATCGTGAGAAAGATACAAAAACAGAAGAATTTTGGACACCTGTATTTACAAACACAGATTTCAAAAAATACCTAACGAAAAAATATAAATTATCAACAGATTTTTTACCTTCATTAGAAATTGATAATATAAGTGATGAAGATGAGATTTAAAAATATTGTAACTGAAAAAGGTACATATGCAGCTGTAAAGGTTTCACATACAGCTGCAGGTAATATTATAGACACTGCAAAAAAATTAGGTATTCCTAATCTATTAAACCCTTTGGATATTCATTGTACATTATTATATTCAAGAAAACAAGTACCTTTATCCGGTAATATTGATGTTGATTATGATGCATTGGTTTCAAATTTTGAATTGTTTGGTGATAATAAAGAAATATTAGTAATAAAATTATTATCAAATGATATAAAGAAAAGACATAAGTTTCTAATGGATACATATGATGCAACTTATGATTATGATGAATATATACCTCATATCACATTATCTTACAATATTGATAAATTTGATATTAGTAATATTGATATAAAAGCATTTAATAATTCTGATTTTAAATTCATATATGAATATTATGAAGATTTAGATTTAACAAAAAGTTTCTAGAAATTTTTATCAATAAATACATAAAAATATATGTGAGGAAATATTATGGTTAAATTTAGTAAATTTAAAGAGCAGAAAGAATATAACGAAGGTCTTAAAGAATGCTTAATGGCAATGGCTTATATAGGAACTTTAGAAAATATTAATGAATCCAAGTTACAAAACCTCACAGAAGTGAGTATTTTAACAGGAATTGCTGATATGTTCGGAAAGGTTGAAACTGGTATCGAAAAAATTGGTATGAAAATACATAAAGGGAAGGGTGTTCTTTCCTATATTGCAGATTTTAATGATGCAGCCAGCTTTTTAATTTTTGCAGCTATTAAGGGAGACAAAGAGGAAGTCTTAAGAATTGCAAAGTCTTTTGATAAAGCAAAATTTGTTGACTTTTTACTTAAACTTGATATGATATCAATGCACTTAGTCACCGGGCCAATTCATATGATAGATGCAATTACAGGATGGGACATCATGGCAAACATAAAATCTCATGCTGCTAAAGCAGAAAATATTATTGACAGTATTGAAAAAGCTATCGCAGATTTGAAATCAAAAATTAGTACATTTATGGACACTTCAATTGCTGTCAAAGTTAATGCATTTTTTGACTCTATTTCTGATATGTTATTTACTACACCAGAAGTAGTAAAGGCATAAGGTAAAAAGACGAGATTGAAAAACACATTGATATTATTACAAAACTTGCAGATCATGCACATTGCTTGTTGTATAAATAAATAAAATTCAATTAAAGATATAAAATCGAGGACGGTGTATTATTTGTGTCATAGTAGCAGTGAAACTCCCAAGAAATAAAAAAACAGGATTACCAGAAAAAGATGCACAATGGCGTCTAGCAAAAATTCGTGATAGAACTTATGCTCCAACATATAGACTTAAACGCTATACAGTTTCAGAAGTAGGTGCCTCACAAATTTTCCTAGTTGACCTTGATACTGATTGGACTGAAGGACTTTCTATACATGAGAATGGTTCATATTTAGGTATGGTAAATTCTGCGTTGAATAATTCAAGCGATAAAAAAGATGATGGTTCATCAAAAGCAAAGAAATCTGGTACAGGAGTTGCCTCAGTAAACGGTAAAGCAATTCGTCGTGCATTAAAACAACATAATATCGAAAAAGCTGTAGATATTCTTAAAGAATATAAATTTGATGGTAATACGTTCTTAACAGATGGTAAACGTTTGTTTATTATGGAAACATATCTTCCTTCTGATGTTAAAGACAAATATAGAGATAGAATTGAAGGTACAGATAAGAAATTTGAAGATATTGTTCCGGCTAGTGAATATGTGGTATCTACAAAAGAAATCAAAAAAGATTACCTAGTTGTACGTGCAAACTCTGGTGTTCTTGATTCTGATGGTGGTTATGTAGAGGTTGACGGTGATAGTTTTGAATCAAGTCAAAAACGTCGTGGTTATGCTATGAAAGCCGTAGAAGAACAAGTTTATGAGCCAATGGATTTGATTACTACATTGAGTCATCTTGGTAGAGATACTATTGACAAAAACCCATTCTTTAGACCAGTTCGTTTGAAAGGTAAAGCAATTTCTAAAGATAATCCTGACGTAGAAATTTTCAGTACATCAATTGTTCAATTAGACCCAGCTGGCACACTAATTTTGAAGCCAATAGAATGTAAAGTTGAGGACGTTAGTGTAAATAAATTAGTTTCTGGTAAATATTTAGCAAATCTTGTTATTTTACCAGAAACTTCTAGGATGTTTGAAAATATGAAGTTTAAAAATTTCGTATTAAATCAATCTATTTTATAACAATCTTCTTTGAGTGGATTTCTTATCCACTCATATAATGAAGTTCTTGACACATCTAAAATTTTAGAAGCAGTTGTGACAGAATCATATTCGATTCCTTTAATTATAACTCGTTTTCGTGTGGCATTTAATATATTATCTTTCTTTTCCTGAGACATCTGAAATTTAGAATTTGACATCTTTTTCTTAGTCTCTTCAGAAGATTTTTTGCCTAGATTTAATTGTCTTATTTTATCTTTAGTCTCTGATGAGTGATATTTACCAAGTCTTCTTTTACGTCTCTCTTCTTTTGAGACGGTTGAATGATATAATCTTATATTGGCTATATGTGTATCAGAGAACGGTTTTCCTTTTTTAGAGTTGCTTATTTTCTCTTTTGTTTCATCTGTTCTAGGAATACCAATAGCAGTTTCATTTTTATGGTGAATTTTACAATATTCATATAATTTAGATGAATAACGTTCTTGATTTTTGTCACCGTATCTCATTTTATTAAAAGCCCTAGCCATTTTATAAACATTAGAATGATTTAAACTTTTGAAATGTTTCCATATTAATGCATGTACTAAATAATGTTCTCTAGCAGTTAAAAGAACAGAATTCCATGGATTTTCTTTTAGATTTGAGTAATTTTTAAATAAAGATTCGGGAAGTATATGATGGTTTTCATAATAAACATAAGAAGGATTGTCTTTCTTTAGTTTTGTACGTGATTGTTTTAATGCACATTCTATAATAAGAAAGTAGTATTTAGAATATTTAGTTGGTTCAAAAATGAACTCAGAAATGTAGTTTGAATATAAATACATATGTTGTATCTCCGTAATAGATATAAGGAATGTGGGGTGTCGGAACCCGTGACATTCATTTTATATATTTATCAATAGTATTAAAT